AACAGTGGGAAATTTGTATTGACTTTTTCAGATGATAAAACAAGAACCCCTGAGATATTTCCTATATCTGTAAGTAATGCAGACAAACAGTATTTAGCTTTACAGGAATTACTCGTTCAAAACATCTTAACAGGACACAGGGTAACCTCTCCTATGCTGATGGGTATAAAGTCCGACACAGGGCTTGGAAACAATGCTGACGAGTTAATGAATGCAGCAGACTTTTACCTTAACACAGTTGTTAAGCCATTCCAAACACATATCATCAAAGTATTAGTAAAAATATTTAAGATTAACAATATGGACTTGCCTGTTTCTTTTGTGCAGACAAAACCAATTACATCTAAATTTACTATTGAAGATATGAAGTCAGTAATGACACAAGATGAAATACGGAATGAACTAGGATTAGAACCTTTAGAACAAGAAGAAATAGTTGAAGAAGATGAGTTTAGTAAGGTTGGTATGATAGACGGTAAACCTGTTTTTGACACTATCGAAGAAGCAGAAAAACACGCAGTAAAAATTGGTTGTAGTGGATATCACGAACACGAATACGAAGGCAAGACAGTTTATATGGCTTGTGAATCACACGATGAAATGCTTAACTTTGAAAAGACAGAATTAGATGCTTTTCTAGAAACTATGGAAGATATACCTAAAGATTGGGAATTAATATCTGAAGAAATAGTTGATGGTGAACATCAAGATTTTGATTATGAAGCTGAACTAAACAACATAAGCAATACAGAATTAACCTCTACAGGCAGGGCTAACCCAAATGCAAGAAGTAGTCAAGATGGTTTAAATAAATCTAAAACTGCTTTTTACAAAGTTAGGTATGTTTACACACACGATAATTTCCTAGTAAACGAAACAGGAACTCAAAGAGAGTTTTGTAAGAAAATGGAAAAAGCTAAAAAGATTTATCGTAAAGAGGACATAATGAGAATGAGTAAAATAGCAGTTAACCCAGGTTTTGGTAAAGAAGGGGCAGCAACATACTCAATCTGGCTCTTCAAAGGAGGGCCTCAATGTGAACATTTTTGGTTAAGACAAGTTTATAAAGCACCAAAGACAGATGAGAACTATGTTTACTATCCTGACAAAATACAAGATGATAAAAATATAGGTTACACAAAAGCTAAGTCAGAAGGTTTTACTGCACAAAAAAATGATAACCTTGTAGCTAGACCACCAAAAAGAATGAAGAATCACGGATATATAAAACCTAGATAATATGGCAGGATATGTACTATTCATAAGTGAAGATAAACTAAAAGATTCAACTGCAATCAATATGAATGTTGATGTAAATTTTTTGCTTCCTTATGTAAAAATCGCACAAAAAAAATATGTAGAAACTAAGCTTGGAACTAATCTGTTTGTAGCAATACAAGGAATGATTAGTGGGGGAACAATTAGTAACCCTGCTAATGCAAACTATAAAACATTGTTAGAAGATTATGTTGCTGATATGCTAGTTCACTATGCTTTTTATGAAGTATTACCTTTTTTAAGGTATAAAGTACAAAACAACAACGTAGTTTCTAAGACTGCTGAAAACTCTACACCATTAACTAGAGCAGAAGCTCAAGATTTACGTTCAGAGATAAGTAATACTGCTCAATTTTACACTGAAAGATTAGTAGATTATTTATGTAATAATTCTAGTTTGTTCCCTGAATACTCAACTAATAGTGGTGCAAATGTTACCCCTAATTCAAACGCATATTATCAAGGAATGAACTTAGAAAGACCTGACAAACAAGATACTCAAATTACAATTAGAGATTTTTTAGACACTACATATAATTAATGAAAAAACACTATAAAGTTAAAGAAGTAAATAAAACTAAATTAAAATCATATTTGACAAATGCCGATACAAAAAACAGTACAAGACACACTAGAAGTTGCAGCAGTAAACGGAACAGTACTAAGTGTAACAACATTCAGTAATATAGAATTAGCATTAAAAATTGTTTTACTTGTTATTTCTATAGCCTACACAGTAGACAAATGGTATAGTCAAAAGAAAAAACACAGTGAAAAAAAGAAAACTGAATAGCACTAACCCTCGTTATCATAAAGTAGAAGAAGCAAAGAAAACTACAAAAGTATTGATTAACAATATAAAAGGGGTAAAAATCTTTGCAGTATTTAACATATAAATTTTGGAATTTTTTGATATATCTGAATTTGATAGTCCTGATTTAAAAGGAAGTGGGGAAAAAATGGACAAAGTGTTTATTCATTTATTAGACAAAGCAAGGTCAATAGCACAAGTCCCTTTTAAAATTACATCAGGATATAGAACAAAACAATGGAACTTAAAAGTTGGCGGCAGGATAGGTTCAAGCCATTGTTTAGGGTATGCAGCAGATATTTATTTACCTAATAATTCTAGGGAAAGATTTTTAATTATAAATGCATTATTTAAAGTTGGTTTAAACAGGATAGGCATAAACTTTAAAGGAAAATTTGTACACGTAGATATGGATAGAAGTAAAGATAAAAATGTCTTATGGACATATTAATTAATTTAAAACAATAAAAATGAAAAACTATTTAATTTTAACAATATTAAAATCTAAGAAGGTATGGTACACTATAGCAGCTATTATTGTTCCTTTTATAGCTAGAAGTTTAGATGTAGATGAAGTACACGTAAGTGAAATGTTTTGGGCATTAGTAGGTTTAACAGGTGCACAGGGATTAGCTGATAGTGGAAAGAAGTAATAGATACAGATTAAAACCACACGAGATACAAGTCATTCAGAAACTGCGAGAGCAAGAAATTAGTAATGTATTAGTAATCGGAGACTTGCACGAACCTTTTTGTTTAGACTCGTATCTTGATTGGTCTAAAGAACAATACCACACCTATAATTGCACAGAGGTGGTGTTTATAGGCGATATAATAGACAATCATTACTCAAGCTACCACGAAACCTCAGCAGATGGAATGGGTGGCTTAGATGAACTAGAATTAGCTATAAAACGTATATCACGTTGGCACAAAGCATTTCCTGTAGCTACAGTTATCATAGGAAACCACGATAGAATTATTATGCGTAAGGCACAAACTAGTGCTATACCTAGTAAGTGGATAAAATCATACAAAGAAGTATTAGAAGTGCCTAATTGGGAATTTGTAGAAAGGTACGAATTAAATGGTGTTCAGTATATACACGGAGAAGGTGGTACTGCTAGGACTAAGTGTCGTGCAGATATGATGAATACAGTTCAAGGGCATTTGCACACACAGGCATATTGCGAACACTATGTAGGTAAAAAGTTTAGAATCTTTGGTATGCAAGTTGGTTGTGGTATAAATCACAAGTCATACGCAATGGCTTACGCAAAATACGGTAAAAGACCTGCGGTTGGTTGTGGAGTTGTCTTAAATAACGGCGAAACACCACTCAATTTGTTGATGCCTTTATAAAAAATTAGCTTAATTTTCTCGGTTTTTTTAAAAATTATAATTTTATTTTAGTAAAATTTACTAGAGTAGAATTATTTTTTTATATATATTAGTTAAAAACTAAGTTAAAAATTTGGTTGGTAAATATATTTTTTTTAAATTTGAAACATAATTAAAAACAAAAACAATGAAAACAATTAATAAAATAGTAAAGAATCCAAATATATCATTTCAATATGTTATACAAAGACACAACGAATCAGATATTTTTACAATAGAAAGAAATGATTACAAATTGTGGGAAATTTTCGTACAAGATAAAGAAGGATATGGAAATTTATTATCTATAAAAAAATCCAAAAAAGAGGCAATACAATTTATAGAAAAATTTTAATAATTAAAAACAATAGCTATGAAAACAATGAGAATAAAAAAAATACAAGCAACTGAAAAACCTACATATAATCAATGGGTAAAACACTTAAAAGATTATCAAGTAAAAGTCGGTAACCTTAAAATATATAAATTAAATGGATAGAATACCTACACCCACTCCTTTAACTGATGAAGAATATGCTCAGTTACAAATTCAACACGAACTAGAAAGGAAAGAAAGACTACTTACTTATGACAATAGAATTGTAAAAGCTGATTTAGTTTACTACAAAGGTTATATAGCTGCATCAGGAACTGATTATAATTTGAATAAAAAGTTTGCTGATATAGAATCAGGTATAAACTCTGTTGTTATGGTTGGTACTGAAAGACAGATGGCTGCAGATGATACAATATATAATATAACAGGAACTTATTCATATAACTTAACAGAACAAATGTTAAAGGAATATGAAGCTAACGATAAAAAACTTTTAATAATATGAAAACAACAATGACTTTTTACGATTTTAGGAATTGGTTTAAACACAACAGACCTGATAACTTTACTGGGGATGGTTTATGGGCATTATGGGAAATGTTAGAAGAATATGAAGATGGCACAGGAGAAGAAATAGAATTTGATGGTATAGCTTTATGCTGCGAATACATTGAATACGGTAGCATAGAAAGGTTTTGGTTTGATTATGATGAAGAAGATTATCCTGATGAACAAGCAATAATGGACGCAACAATGTATTGGGCATTTGGTGATGGTTCATTTATAATACAACAATTTTAAATATGATATTAAAAAGATTACACGAAATAAACACTTTTCAATGTGTAGACAACGAATTGTATTTAGCAGGGAAGGATGAAAATGGAGAAGATTTTACAATAGTATTTGATGCTTTTAACTTTCTAGAATGGATAGATAGAGAGCAAATACAATACATAAAAAAACAAACAATTAAATATATTAAACAAAAATGAAAACAGAATTGATTAAGGAAAAGTACACCAAGTACAATTTAGAACCTAGTGATGTGTTCAAGCATCAACACTATATAATTATAACTAGGAGTGGTATAGAAAAAATACAAGCCCAAGAAGAAATTACTATGGACTTTGAGGTTATAAAATGTGAAAAAGACTTTGCAGTTGTTAAGGCAGTAGCAAATAAAAAAGAAACTTTAATAGAAACCTTTGGTAGTGCTTTGAAAGGAGATTATAAGAATGGTAATTGTAATACTTGGTACGTTATGGAAATGGCTGAAAAAAGAGCAATGTCAAGGGCAGTATTGAAGCTGACAGGTTTTTATGAACTTGGGGTATTTGGAGAAGATGAAAGTGAAGAATTTAAAAAATAATTAAAATAATAATAAAATGAATATAGAAGGAAAATTAGTAAAAGTATTTGATTTAGAAACAGGAGTTTCTAAAGCAGGTAAGGAATGGAAAAAGCAATCAATCTTAATTGAACAAGATACTGAATACAACAAAGAGGTTGTAGTAAGTTTTTTTGGAGATAATGTAAACAAAATAAAAGCAAAAACAATAGGAGATATTGTAAGTTGTAATATCAATTTATCATCTAGAGAATATAAAGGTAAGTGGTATCACAATATAGATGGTTGGACTTGTAATATGTCTGATGTAAAAGCTGAAATAAAAGATGCTTTTAATGAAAAGTATGCAGGTACAACTTCTGATGATTTACCTTTTTAATATGACAGATAGAGAAAAATTTGAAACCATATGCGACCTTACTACAAATTTAGTAGGGTTGCATCAAGGTGCATTATCAGATAAAACTAGGAAACAAATTATTCACGTTCCTAGAATGGCTGCTTCAGTTGTGGCTAGGGTAAACGACATACATCCTAACACTATTGCTCAAGTAATCGAAAGGGATAGGACATCTGTATTGCATTATTATAAATCACACGGACATAATTTAAAATCATTTCCTAAATACAGGGAAATATTTTTTGAAGTTTATGCTGCTTACGAAGATATAATTAGGAGTAAAAGAATATTTCAAGACAAAAATGATTTAAGAATGTATTTAGTTTCACAAGGAATTGTTATGAAATGTTCAAAACCACAGGTGGTAGTTGTTGTGAAAAGTGGTAAAGTAAGTTGTAATGTAAAAACTAGATATAGTTTGTGTTCAGATTTGATGGAAGATATAAAAGATGTTTTGAGATATCATAATTTCACATTAGAAATAAAAACAATATGAAATCATTGCTGAGTAGTACTGCTTTTCTTGTGGTCAATAAAGAACTAGCTAGGAATATTGGTTTAAAAGAAACAGTATTATTAGCTGACTTAATAAGCAAAGAAGAATACTTTATTGAAAAAGGTATGACTGATGGGTGGTTTTTTAATACTGAAGCGAATATACAGAAAGACACTACGCTTACCCCTTATCAACAACGAAAGGCTCTTAAAACGCTTAAAAAGTATAAAATAATAGAAACTATACGTAAGGGTGTTCCTGCAAAACAATACTTTAAAATAAATGAAGAACAAGTTGTTCAGTTTCTTAACAACAAGTCCTTAACAAACTTAACTTCTATTAATAAGAATAAAGTAATAAAATTAAATAATAAACTCTTTAAAAAGCCAAACATTAATGATGTTGAACTTTATTGTATAGAACGTAATAATAAAATAGATGCTATTTCTTTTGTTAATTTTTATGAGAGCAAAGGTTGGATGGTAGGAAAAAACAAAATGAAAGATTGGAGGGCTGCAGTTAGGACTTGGGAAATGCGAGATAATAAAAAAAGTTATAAAAAAACAGGTACATCAAAATTAGATGCACAGATAGATGAATGGCAAAAAGCAAAGAGTTTATTATGATAGATGAATACAAACAAATGATATACTTAAAAAAGTTATATAAAAAAAACACTATAGATTTGAATAACTATTTTAAATATAGTGGAAAGATTGAGATAGGTAAAAGGTTTAAAGAGCCTAAAGGAGATTATGTATATGTAAATAAAACGATTATAAAAAATAATATGTTTAAATATAAATTATAAATGAAAACACTAGAAAACGAAAACTTAAAAGAACTAACAGAAAAAACACTAGACCTAATTGCTAAGACATCAGTAGAGTTAGGACATAGAGCAGATGCTAAAACAATGGCTTCTCTTGCTAAAATACTAGCAGAAGATTTACAGAAAGAAAATAGATTTAGAAGAATGTTTTTCTATCAAATACAAGATAGTTTTAATCAAGGGGTAAGGTTTTGTAACTTTGACCCTTTTTTAAATATAAGAACTTTTTATCGTTGGATAATAGAACACAAGAAAAAAATTGCAGAAGCAATATATAAAGTAGAAACATTAAACCAAAACAATGTAGAGTTTTATCAACCTCAATTAAAACAAATAAAATGAAAACTATCAAAATAACTAAAGATGAAATTAAAACAGGCAAAGATGCTATTAAATGGCACCTTAAAAACTATGGACATATAACAAGTTTAGAAGCCATACAACATTATGGAGTAACTAGACTTGCTAGTATTATATGGTATTTAAAACAAGATGGATATAATATACATAGTACAGACTTACAAAAGACTACAAGATTTGGAAGGACTACAACTATAGCTAAATACCTTTACTTTAAACCTAAACCACAGTTTGAACAAAAACTTATATGGGGGTAAAGAAACCTGTAAGCAAACTTAAAAAAGAGTTAGACAGTTGGTTCTCTAAATACATAAGACTTAGGGAAGCAAATGATTATGGAATGTCTCAATGTTTTACTTGTGGTAAGGTTGATTATTACAAGAAGTTACAGAACGGACATTTTCAATCTCGCAGACACCATTACACGAGGTGGAACGAAAAGAACTGCCAAGTACAATGTGTTAAATGTAATATGTTTGAACAGGGAGAGCAGTATAAATTCGGTTTAAAACTAGATGCTAAGTATGGTTTAGGTACTGCTGAAGAATTAGAATTAATGTCTAAGCTAAATATTAAGATGACTAGGATAGATTATGTAGAACAAATCACTTATTACAAGAACCTTGTTAATAACTTAATAAAAGAAAAAAATCTAGAATAAAATATTTTTTATATTTGGAATATGACTAAACCCATATTTGCAAATACTATGCATCAAATAATTATAAATGATTATTTAAATCTTATGATGTCTTTTGCAAAAGAAATATCTACAAAGACAAAATACCAAAATTTTAAAGAAGTACTAGAACTCATTATTGAATACCATAATACTTATGGTGAAAATGTTTCAATGGGTAATTGGAATGATTGGTTAATGATAATACCTATAAACAGTTCAGTAATGGTTAATGGTTATTTTGCAGGTTTATCAACTAAAAATAACTCAAAAATAATAAAATCGTATAAACTACTGTTAGACAATAGTTTAGAATTATTGGTAAGAGATTTAAAAGATATAGAATATTATGAATAAAATATATCAAGCAGTAGCAGATTGTAGAAAGACATTTATAGAGATGTCCTACACTTTTACGCAAGATATAAATGAAATAGAAGAAACAGTTCAGGAATTGATGTTGTATTTTATGCAGATGAACCCTGAAACACTAAGGTCTATATATGAAAAAGATGGAAAAAAAGGTATAACCAGGTATGGTGCAGTAGTTTTAAGAAGAAGTTACACAAGTACACGTAGTCCGTATTATTATAAATACAAGAAATATTACACACACATAGACACAAGTTCTAGTAATATAACTTATGATATTATAGAGAAAGATGATAACCACAAAAAACATTTATACAATATACCTAATGTAGAAGAATATAAACAATGGCAAAAATTAGAATTAATAGACAAAGCACTAGATGATTTTTATTGGTATGATAGAGATGTGTTTAAACTTTACTACTATGAAGGAAACACTTTAACAGGATTAGCAAAAAAAACAGGCATAAGCAGGAACAGTCTTTTCACGACTATAGACAAAGTTAGAGAACAATTAAAAGATTTACTAGATGAATAAATTTTTAGTAAGTGATAAGGTTTACAAAGACAGGTTAGATATATGTAAGAGTTGTGATTATTATTTTAGACCTACAGGAAGTTGCAAAGTGTGTTTGTGTTTTATGTCAATAAAGGCAAGAATAAGTTTGATGGAATGTCCACAGAAATATTGGTTAAAAACTAAGGAAATTGAACAACCTGAAGGAATACCTGAAGAACTAATAGAAGAAGTATTAACGATATGGGGAGATATAAAAAAAGGGATAGCTAAAAATCAAGCAACTAAAAAAAGAATGATAACATTATTTAACACAATTTATGGAACTAACTATGATACAGGAACAAGTTGCGGTTCTTGTTTAAATGATTGTTTTAAAGGAATAAAAAGAATATATGAAAAATACAAATAAAATACCAGATTATTATATTGGAAAAAATTATAAATATGAAGCAAGAAAAGTTATATCAGATTGGGAATTAAGTTGGAATGTAGGTAATGCTGTAACTTATTTATTAAGAGCAAATTTTAAGCATAATAGACCTGAAGAATGTATAAAAAAAGCAATACATCATTTGGAATTTGAATTAGATGAATTAAAAATAAATAAGGGAGAGTAGGCATATTGCCATCAATAATAATATTAAATGTTAATGCTCTCCTTTATTTAAACACAATTATGTTAAATTATATATGTAATGTTTGTGGTAACACAAGAAAACTATCTAAAGCTACATTAGAAGTAGTTGACGGTAAAGTAAGAACAAGAGAAGCATTATGTAGTTGTGGTGCCTATATGCAAGAAGTACAAAAAGAATTCGGAGGTTTTCCTTCGCTTAAAAGAACTGAACCTACTTTGTCAAACAGAAAAGATAAACTATGGAGCAAAGCAAAAGAAAGATTAAACTAAATATGAATTAATTCTATTATATACTATGAAACTAGAAATCAATAAGTTAAAACCTAATAAAGATAATCCTAGAATAATAAAGGATTTTAAATTTAAAAAGCTAGTACAATCAATTAAAGATTTTCCTGAAATGCTAGAGTTAAGACCAATAGTTGTAGATGAAAATATGACTATATTGGGTGGTAATATGAGACATAAAGCTTGTATTGAAGCAGGATTAAAAGAAGTATATGTTAAAATAGCAAAAGGATTAAGTGAAAAACAAAAAAAAGAATTTATAGTAAAAGACAATGTTGGTTTTGGTGAATGGGAATGGGATATATTAGCTAATGAATGGGATAGTACAAAATTAAATGAATGGGGATTAGATGTATGGCAAAATAAAGATGATATTATAGATGATAAAGAATATGCTATACAAAATGATTTATGGTTTTTAAATATTGAATTTGAAGATGAAAATAAAGCTCAAGAATGGTATGAAAAACTAAAAAAAGAAAATTTAAATATAAAAATAGTACAATGATTCCAAAAAAAATAGAAGTAATTTTAAAATCAGATGTTAATAAAGAATTTAGATGTCAAGTAGCTGCTAATTCTTTAGATATTGATGTAGAAAAAAAATCAATACATTATTTAAAAATTGATAATATAAATTTACCTAATGAATGGAACATAGGACTTGTTTATGGTAATAGTGGTAGTGGAAAAACTACAATGATAAAACATTTATTTGGAGAAAATATATTTGATGTTAAAATTGATGAAAATCAACCAATAATAAATCAATTACCTAAAGATTTAAACTATGAAGAATGTGCTAAACTTTTAAATGGTATAGGTTTAAATAGTGTTCCCTGTTGGATAAGACCATTTAAAACACTATCTAATGGACAAAAAGCAAGAGCAGAAGCAGTATATTTAATGACAAAAAGTAAAGATGTAGTTTTTATAGATGAATGGACATCAGTTGTAGACAGAACAGTAGCAAAAGCTATGTCAATTTGTTTATATAAATATGCTAAACGTAATAATAAAAAAATAATATTATGTAGTTGTCATATTGATATTTTAGAATGGTTAAATCCTGATTGGTTAATAGATTGTAATAAACAAGAATTTATACTTCCTAAATCGGAAGATTTTTTTTTTAAAGAACGAGAAAAACTCAAATTTGACATCAAAGAAATTGACAACACATCTTGGAAATACTTTAGCAAATATCATTATTTAAATGAAAGATTACCAGGTGGAAAATTATATTTATATGGTTTATTTCACAATAATAATCAAATAGGTTTTCAATGTTTTGCTAATTATGTTCCAAGAAAAAAAAATACAAAAATTATTTATCATTCAAATAGAACAGTAATACACCCTGATTATAATGGTCTAGGATTAGGAATAAAATTAATAAATGAAACAAGTAAATTATTAGATAAAAAAATTGAATGTAAAATAATGGCTAAATTTAGTAGTACACCTGTTTATAAAGCTATGATAAAACAAACGGTTTGGAAATACACAGGTTTTAAAAGAAAATTTGGTAAAACGCAATTTGGGAAAGGATTAAAAAGACAGAGTAGAGGACATAGAGATAAAGGAGTTAAAACATATAATTTTACATATATAAATGAACAAAAGTAGACATATTAAAAAAGAAGCTATGTTACAAGCATTAGAAAATAGTTTAGGAGTTGTTACGGTTGCTTGTAAACAAACAGAAACACCAAGAAGTACATATTATAAGTGGCTTAAAGAAGATAAAGAATTTGCACAATCAGTAAAAGATATTGAGAACATAGCATTAGACTTTGGAGAAAGTCAGCTACATAAACAGATAGGAGATGGAAATACTTCGGCAACTATATTCTTTTTAAAGACAAAGGGAAAGAAAAGAGGTTATATAGAACGTAGTGAATTAGATTTGAGTTCAGGAGATGAGCCAATTAAAATTAATGTAAATATCAAAGGGGTTGAACATTGATACTGAATTTACTGTTACACAAGGACAGGCAATAGAATATCTATTTGACAAAAAAACAACAGAAGTATTATTTGGTGGTGCAGCAGGTGGTGGTAAATCTTGGGTAGGTTGTAGTTGGTTAATTCTTTTATGTATAAAATACCCAAAGACAAGATACTTAATGGGCAGGTCTAAGTTAGACAGTTTGAAAAAGACCACTCTAAATACTTTTTTTGAAGTATGTCAAACTTGGGGCATTTTAGCAAACAAGCACTATAACTTCAACGCAGGTTCAAACATCATAAAGTTTTATAACGGAAGTGAGATTATACTTAAAGACCTTTTCCTTTACCCTTCAGACAGAAATTTTGACAGTCTGGGTTCACTTGAAATAACTGCTGCTTTTATAGATGAAGCAAATCAGATAACTGAAAAAGCAAAAAACATTGTGGCTTCTAGAATGAGATATAAATTAGATGACTATGATTTAATACCTAAGTTGTTAATGACCTGTAACCCTGCTAAGAATTGGGTATATACTCAATACTATAAACCTGCAAAGGAAGGTGTAGAAAAACCACACAGAAAGTTTATACAAAGTCTTGTAGATGACAATCAATTTATTTCAAAGCATTACAAATCACAACTACTAACCTTAGACGAATTAAGCAAACAAAGACTACTATTTGGTAATTGGGAATACGATGCAACTAACGATAACTTAATAGAATATGACGCTATACTTAACTTGTTTAGTCAGTTTGGGAAAGAAGGCGATAAATACATCAGTTGTGATGTTGCACGATTTGGAAGCGATAAAACAGTTATAATGTATTGGGAAGGGCTTCATATCATAAAAATAAG